GTAGCAGCTACAAGCAACGTAACAAACTTCAGTGTTGCCACATACCCAACAGGCGCTTTCAACACAGCAACTGACGGTAGCAACAACAGTGCAGCTACATTGCAAGCGATCATCCAAGGTTTGGGCACAGTAGCCGGCTACAACTTGGGCGGTGCAACTGTAACCAACGTTGGTTTCCGTTTGGCTTCTACAGCTACAACAGCATCTTAATTAACTCAGTTAATTAAAACAACAAACCCTGGAATTAAAACTCCAGGGTTTTTTGTTGGCTATAAGTACAGCATGACGTATATTTTTGAGAGCCCCGACGGCGGCGACACAGTGTACCGCCGCGAGTTTGGCAAGACTGAACGTGAACTACATTCCATCAGTGAAGAAAAACGCAAATGGGATCAACAGCTTGAAGAAGAGATGCTTTGGGTAAAAATTGCCCAGGCCGGTCAAGATAATCCTGCCCTGCAGGCGGCCTTGGACCAGGCTCGAATAATTTATGAGTTATCACGTCGTGACTAAGATCTTGTGCCGTTGCCTGTTCGATATCACTGCCACTGGTGTGACCGGACACTTCAAAAGCTCACGCATACCTTTTCGAGATCGTGCTGGTCAGGACGTCATCGATGAGATCACTTGGAATCGTGCTAGGAATCAACAACGCAACTGGGAAACACTCACACAGTTGATCAGCCTACGTACCCAGGTCATTGATCTGACCGTGCCAGAACGTTTTGATGGCGCCTGGGAATTTGAATTTGCCACAGAAACTGCAGATGCCTATGGTCCTGCAGATGACCCTACCCTGATATTAAGAATGGATTCGGCCGGAGTACCCATGCTACACACCTTGAAAACTGGCGAAATCATGACCACAGAACTGACGGTTGATGGCCCAGACCAAAACATCTGGTTTTTATCCACAGCTATAAATAATCAATAGGGATAAAAATATGTCGGAAACCACTGAAATTGAAAAAAAGAGCCTGGAAGCCCACGTAGAACTGTGTGCCGAACGATACACCCAGCTGGAGCAACGATTTGAACATGTGGAAGGTAAAATCACAAGCCTACAAACTCTATTGCGCGAAGTGCATGACATGGTACAGCGCATGAGTGAAAAACGCACAGATCAACTGATCAGTTGGGGCGTGGGCATAATTGGAGCCCTGATTGCCACTACGATTTATCTACTAATCAACTACGTTTTCAAATGATCATTGACCGCGAGTTTGAACGTGCAATGCGACAGGAACTGCGTGAGATCATGCCCAATGTCATATTGCCACAAGACAATGGCACCTATGAAGTGTTTGGCAAATATGAGATTATTCCCGAAAAACCCGGTTACACAGTCATGTGCCATGCTACCAACGTGGGTGTTTTCAACAGCTCGCGCACTGCGCTCAGCTGGTGCATAGCTGACAAATACAAGGACTATAACTTGGCCAAGGATATACTGTTATTGGACAACAAACTGGCATTTTTGGCCAACGATATCAATGCCCGTGCCTCCATAGCTGATCGCAGCAACCGCCCAGATTTTAGAGAAAATATAGGAACCAAGTTAGAAACCAAATTGATGCAAAAAAAGATTGTGGAAAATCAATTAAACAATTGTGTAGATTTGGCTAAATACTTGCAACAACGAGGATTTAACAATGAAACTCAACGAATTGGCCGTGGCCAACCCAACAAAACAAGCCGCTAAGGTATTTGAAAGCTACTTTGGCGACCGTGTGACCTTTGACACACTTGATCAGTCTCACGCACTTAAAATGTTGCGCCGGGTACGTGGTCTTGTAGCTGAACATCGCCGTACTCCAGAATTCCATCGCAGTGAGCAAAATCCTGCTTATTTGAAACTGGTGGTCATGGAACAGGCCCTCAGTGCCAGGATCATGGAACTGGATGCACAACCTGTGGCCGCTGGAAAACCAAATCCTCAAGACATGGCCATGCAGACAGCACAGAAAAGAAAAGAAATCGACGATCAGATCAAGCAATTGCAAGATCAGATCCGTACCTTACAACAACAACGCAACATGCCGGCCATGGGCATGGCCGAAAGCCGTCGCCAAGTCACTGAAAGCGAAGTACAACAGGCCCAAGTAGTCTTGGCTGCTCAAGACATGGTTGATGAAGTACAAAAGATGAGCGAACAAGTCAGCGCCATGCAGTTCAAAGACTTGCCGGCCTTGGTGGATCAGATCAAGAATCAAGTTGGTCCTGACCAAGCCACACAGTTCAATGGTGATGCCAGTGCTGCTTTGTCGGCCTTGTTGCAAAATCTACAAGCATCCAAGCAACAGTTGGATCAGGCCCTGGGCGTGGTCACTGGACAGGCACCTGCCATACCTGGTGATGACATGGGTGCTGACCTTGGTGGCGAAATGCCTGCTGAGTTACCTGCTCCAGGTGAAGAGGAAATTGACACCGACATCGAAGTTGATGATGTAGATGATTCCAGCACCTTGGCCACCACTCTGGGCCGCGGCCGCAGATAATGCGAATCTCGGAAGTAGCCAGTCCAGACTCACAGAAACTACTGGCCTTGAGCCAGTTTCTGTTGGGACGTGCAGATGATACTTCGGCCACCAAACAAATAAGTCAGGCCGCATTCATGGACTTGGCCAAAAGTCTGGGTGTGAACGTGACCAGTGAAAATCTCAATCAGCTGATCAATCAGGAACCGTTGAAAAATATCCTGGAGCCCATTGAACCTGGATCTGGGATAGTTAGATTCCGAGGCAACGTGGCCGGAGCTGGCGGCATGACTGTAGATCAGGCACAAAAGGTCGTCGATGGCAATGCCAAAGCCGCTATGAAACGCCGTATGTAACATGCATCGCCAAGTTAGATTTTATCCTTTTGGCGATCCAAATTTATACAGCATTACAAAAAATTGGTTGAACATAGAGATTAACAATGAATCGGCCACCGAACTGTGGATTGATTCTAATTGGCTTGAGTCTACTGATCTAAGTCACGAGTGTTTTAAAAACATAAAAAAAGTTTGTTTTTTTGATTGTTTTCATGCCTATGATTTTTTGTATGATCAGATCAAGAAAAACATTCAACGGGTATCGGAACATTATCCTACAACGTGGTACACTTGCAATGCATTGCCAGTTGATGGCATCAATTGTGTGAGATTTGATTACATGTGGAATCGCACCAAACAGGCATATTTAGATCACAAACCAGCCTGGAAACAAATTGGCAATCCACAAGCCTATCAGCAATATCCTCTACACTTTGACCGCAGACAGCACAGATATCTCAGTCTCAATAGATCTTTAACGCCGTATAGGAAAAAACTTTTAGAATTTTTAAATGCCTACGATGGATTAAAAAGCAACACCTCACAAGAATTGGTGTTGCCAAATGATTTTGTCACAGATCGAGACATACAGCAAGGAATCACTGTGCCGCCAGCACGTAGATTTTTTGACAACAGTTACATATCCTGTCAGGTTGAATCACAATACCAGGGAACGGATTCTGTTATTTTTACAGAAAAAACCTATGAACATCTCATACAAGGACGCCTGGTATTGAATTTTGGACCGCCTGGGTTTTATTCTGCATTAGAAGCAGACGGTTGGAAATTGCCATTGGGCATTGATCTCAGTTGGGATCGCACGCTAAATATTCATAGTAGATTTAAATCTTACCTTGATACTCTGCAGAGTTTGTTTGAAATGTCTCTAGACCAATTGCACGAATTGTTTTTGTTCAATTCTTCAGTGATTGAGCATAATTACAATATGTTGACAACCAAACCATACAATTGCATTGATTAAATTGTTGCAAACACAGAGAAATTCTGTTATAATACACAAAGGAGTGTCAAATGGCCTATTCAGAAAAAGTAATTGATCACTATGAAAACCCACGCAACGTGGGCAAGATGGACGTGGGTGACGTCAATGTGGGCACCGGCATGGTAGGTGCTCCGGCATGTGGTGATGTGATGAAACTGCAAATACGAGTAGAAGACGGAATTATACAAGATGCAAAATTTAAG